GACCCTCATCTCTCCCCACCTGGTCAGGGCCTTGATCAACTGGTTTCGGCTACGTAGCGTGTACCTCACGACGATCTTGCAATGACCCTCCGCCACGTTACGTTACGTAATCCAGTTACCTTCTGTGACGTGGAGGCAGTGATGCCGATTGCCCGTCGCGACCTGCTCGAGCAGTTGCAAGCCGAACTCCTCGAGCAGATGGAGTCCGTGAGCGGTGAATCGGCCGCGCGAGATGCAGCGACCCTGTCCAAGGAGCTCCGGGCGGTGACCGCCGAGCTCGAGTCCCTCGCCCCGGTGAAGGAGTCGAGCGTTGACGATCTCACCAAGCGCCGTGCTGCTCGGCGCGCAGAGGCCGCGAGTTAGCTCCGCTCCGAGATTTGCCAGTTCGGCCGGCGGGGAGGCTGCCGACTTGGCGGCTTCAGCCGGCCTGATCCTCGACGACTGGCAGCGGCACATCCTCGAGGTCGCCTTGGGCGAGCGCTCGGACGGGAAGTGGGCCGCGTTCGAGGTGGGCCTCATCGTCGGCAGGCAGAACGGCAAGGGCGCTGTCCTCGAGGCTCGCGAGTTGGCCGGCCTATTCCTGTTCGGCGAGCAGCTGATCCTCCACTCGGCGCACGAGTTCAAGACCGCGCAGGAAGCGTTCCGGCGCGTGCTGGCTCTGGTGCAGAACACCCCGGACCTGGAACGGCTCGTCTCGCGGGTGCGCACCTCGCACGGCGAGGAAGGCATCGAACTCCGGTCCGGCGCCCGGCTGCGGTTCGTGGCCCGCTCGACCGGCTCGGGCCGCGGTTTCTCCGGCGACGTGGTGATCCTCGACGAGGCGTACAACCTGCCCGGCTCGGCCATGGGCGCGCTGCTGCCGACGATGGCGGCCCGGCCCAACCCGCAGGTCTGGTACGCGTCCAGCGCCGGGAAAGAGGACTCCGAGGTCCTCGCCCGGGTCAAGAAGCGCGGCGAGGAAGGCTCGTCGGCCCGGCTGGCGTACTTCGAATGGTCGGCGCCCGCCGATGCCGACCTGGACGACCCGTCCGCGTGGGCGTCCGCCAATCCTGGCCTCGGTATTCGTATCGAGGCTGAGTTCGTCGAGGCGGAACGCTCGGCCCTGCCGGAGATCGAGTTCGCTCGTGAGCGGCTCGGCATCTGGGCGGATGGGCTCCGTGACGCCGCGATCGACCTGGCGCTGTGGACGGACCTGGCCGATACGGAATGCCAGGACCGTTCGCCGGTGGTGTTCTGCCCGACGATCAACCCGGAGCGCACGAAGGGTGCGATCACCGCGGCGATCCTGCGCGGCGACGGCCTGGTGCAGGTGGAGTCGATCGACTACCGGCCGGGTACGGCGTGGATGCCGGACCGGCTGCTCGCGCTGAACGCGGATTGGCGGCCGGCGGCGATCGTCGTGGACCCGGGCGCGGCCGAGGGGTCGCTGATCCAGGGGTTGCAAGCGGCCGGGATCGAACCGGTGCTGATGACCGGCCGGGAGGCCGCGCAGGCCGACGGGGCGTTCTACGACGCGCTGGTGGACCGGCGGATCAGGCACGGCAACCAGGCCGCCACGAACATCGCCGTCGAGCAGGCCACCTGGCGGCCCGTCGGCGACACCCGCGTGTTCCATCGCCGATCCGCGGCCGACATCGGGCCGCTGTCCGGCGCCGCGAAGGCATTCCATGTCGTGTCGCGCCAGCCCGAGCAGGTCCAGCCGTTCTTCGCGTCCTGGCGCTGAGAGAGAGACCCCATGACGTTCTTCGACGAGGCCCTGACCGAACGGATCACCGTCGAGGCCCGGCAGATCCACTTCTGGCGCACCGTCCTGACCGTGATCGCCGGACTGCTGTTCGGGCTGGGCTGGATCAGCTACAAGGCCGCCGCCGGGCTGTGGCTCGTCGCGGCCTGGTGTGCCGCCGCCGTGAAGGTGGGCTGGCAGGAGGCCCGCACCGCCGCTCGCACGTGACAGAAACGGAGTGACCGGTGGGCCTGCTGGAAAGAATTGCCGCTGCCCGCGGTCGCGACGAGAGCCGCTTCTCAGCCGACCAGTGGCTCGGCGAATACCTGATCCCGTCGCAGTTTCAGTACAACGGCACCACCTACCCGGTCGGCCTGAACCAGACCGTGACCGGCCTGACCCAGACCATGGCCGGGCAGAAGGTCCAGCGGATCGCCGCGACCCTGCCCGGCTACGAGGCGGCGCTGCGCTGGTGCCCGCCGGCGTTCGCCGCTCAGATGGTCCGGGCGCTGGTGCTGTCGGGGATGCGGTTCACCTGGCGGAACCTGCCGTCGTCGCCGACACCTCGCCGGCTGTTCGGCAACCGGGAGCTCGGCGTGCTCGAGCGGCCGTGGCCGAAGGCGACCACCGGCGACCTGGTCGCAACGATGGAGTGGCACTCCGGACTGGCCGGCAACGCGTTCGTGGCGCGCCGCCCGGACCGGCTTCGGGTGCTTCGCCCGGACTGGTGCGGCCTGATCTTCGGGTCGAACCAGGACCCGGAGGAGATCGCGGCGACCGCGCTGGACGGCGAGCTTCTCGGCCTCGTCTACCAGAACGGCGGCATCGGGGTCGGCCGCGGGCAGATGAACACGCTGCTGCCCGACGAGTTCGCGCACTGGTCGCAGATCCCCGACCCGGCCTGCCCCGGCATGGGCCAGTCGTGGATCACCGCCGCGCTGACCGACATCCAGGGCGACCGGGCGGCCACCGAGCACAAGCTGAAGTTCTTCACCAACGGGGCCACCCCGAACATGGTGGTCAAGGGCATCTCTGCGGCGTCGCAGGAGCAGTTCAAGGAGATCGTCGATCAGCTCGAACGGGGCCACGCAGGCGTGGCGAACGCCTACCGGACGCTGTACCTGGCCGCCGGCGCGGATGCGACGGTTGTCGGCTCCGATCTGAAGCAGCTGGACTTCAAGGCCACCCAGGGTGCGGGTGAGACCCGGATCGCGATGCTCGGCCGGGTCCCGGCGCCGCTGCTGGGCATCTCGGAGGGCCTGGCCGGGTCGTCGCTGAACGCGGGCAACTTCGGTATGGCCCGGCGGATCTTCGCCGACTCGTGGATCTATCCGTCGCTGCAGGACCTGTGCGCGTCGATCGAATCGATCATGGTCCGGCCGAAGAACCCGCGGACCGGGCAGCAGGACGCCGAGCTGTGGTTCGACACGGCGGACATGCCGATCCTGCGCGAGGACGCCAAGGACGTCGCCGAGATCACGCAGATGCAGGCCATCACTATCGCGACCCTGACCAAAGAGGGTTACGAGACGGATTCGATCAAGGCTTACGCCATCAGCGGCAATCCCAATGATCTCCGGCATACCGGGCTCGTCTCCGTTCAACTCCAGCCGCCGGGAACAACGGCTCCCGCTCCCCCACCGACCGGAGGCACACCGTGACGTCCACCCTGTCGAAGCCGCCCGCGATCTGCATGCGCGCCACCGAGTTCCGGGCAATGTCGGGAGATGGTGGGGACGGTCGGACACTGGACGGCTACGCGGCGATGTTCAACACCCCCGCGCACATCTGCTCATGGGAAGGCGACTTCGACGAAGAGATCGCACCCGGCGCGTTCCGGCGGACGATCCGCAGTCACATGCCGGTCCTGCAGTTCGACCATGGCCGTGATGAGCGCACCGGCAGTGTTCCCATCGGCTCGATCGACACGCTCGAGGAAGATGACCAGGGTCTGCACGTGGTGGCCCGGCTATTCGACAACGACGTGGTCGAACCGATCAGACAGGCCATCGAGGGCGGCGCGATCAACGGCATGTCGTTCCGCTTCCAGGTCGCCGATGAGCGCTGGACGGACGCCGCCGGCGTGACGATCAAAACAGGCGAACTGGATCAGCTGCTGTGGAACCCGGGCGACCGGGGGCCGCTGAAGCGCACGATCCTGCGCGTCGATCCGCTGTACGAGCTCGGCCCGGTTGTGTTCCCCGCCTACGACTCCACCTCCGTCGGTGTGCGGTCGCTGCTGGCGCAGCTGACCCCCGACGAGCACCGCCTGATGCTGCGCGAGCTCGCCGAAGAGCTCCGCACCCACGCAGGCCTGGACCTCACCGCCACCGGCGCGCGGAGCGCCGACGGCGGTGACCCCGCAGGTACGCAGCCAGGAAACGGCGAGCGGCCAACCGTTCCGACCCGTTCGCGCGCCGACTCCGACGCGCTTCGCCTGAGAGGCATCCTGTGACCGACATTCTCGAAGAGCTCCGCGGCAAGGACGTCACGGCGCTCGCCGGCGACTCCACCCCCGACGAGCTGCGCGGCAAGACCCCCGACGAGCTGGCCCGGTACGTCGAGGTCCTCGACGCGCACCTGCGCTCGCTGCACCAGGACGAGGAGACCGGCGAGCTTCGCGAGAAGAGCGCCGACGAGCAGAAGGCGTTCGACTACGGCCTGAAGCTGCGCGACAAGGCCATCGCGAAGATCGACGAGCACCGCAACATCCAGGAGATCTTCCGCCGCAAGCCCGCCGCGGTGCAGCGGGCGCTGGCGAACATCAAGACCGGCAGCGACGACGCTTATGGCGACGTGCGCCGGATGCCGAACGCCGAGGCCCGGGACCGGGCGCTGCGGACGCTCGACGACCGCAACGCCGCGTCGCACCTGCGCTCCGACGAGAAGGACCACGTCGAGCAGCAGATCCGCCGCAACCCCGACATCGCCCGCCGCATCCTCGTCACCGAGAACGAGCACTACCGCGAAGCGTGGATGAAGCTCGTCACCGACCCCAACGCCGTCGGCCTGCTGTCCGACGACGAGCGGCAGGCGGTCCGCGCCTACCAGGAGTACCGGGCGGCGAGCGAGGGCACCACCACCGCCGGCGGCTTCGGCATCCCGGTCTTCATCGACCCGTCGATCATCATGACGGCGCAGGGCAGCGGGAACCCGTTCCTGTCCATCGCGAAGCAGGTCGACGTCAACACCAACGTCTGGAAGGGCGTCAGCTCGGCCGGCGTCACCTGGTCGTTCGACTCCGAGGCGGCGGCGGTCAGCGACGACAGCCCGACCCTGGCGCAGCCGATCGTGTCGGTGTTCATGGCCCGCGGCTTCATCCCGTACTCGATCGAGGTGGGGATGGACTACCCCGGCTTCGCGAGCGAGATGCAGGCGCTCCTGGCGTCCGGCTACGACGAGCTGCTGGTCGACAAGTTCACCCGCGGGTCCGGCACCGGCGAGCCCAAGGGCATCCTCACCTGCCTGTCGGCGAACACGAACGTGCGGGTGAAGGTGGCGACCAACCCGGGCATCACCGTCAACGACCCGTACAACGTGTGGCAGGCGATCCCGCAGCGCAACCGGCGCAACGCGTCGTGGCTGATGAACGTCGCCGTGAACAACTCCATCCGGCAGCTCGGCGCGGCCAACGTGTACCACGCGTACACGGTGAACCTGCCGCAGGGCGCGGTGGAGGAGCTGTTCCAGCGGCCGGTCTACGAGTCGCCGTACATGCC